TTAACGGTTCCGATTGTATGGAGCAGGCTGATAGTTTTGAAGCATTGTTGTTTGAACGAGGTGTCGGAGAATTGCAGCATCCGGTATACGGTATTCATAAAGTAGTGCCGCATGGAAAAATAAAACGGGTTGATGACTTGCTTTCCGGTCTCAATGAATCGGTTGTTGAAGTTACGTTTGTAAAAATTATTACCGATGATGTCATTCCGAAACTTGAAACGGTTGCGGCTGCAGAAATTGAAGAAAAGTATGAAGCGTTTTCGGATGCTGCGTGTGAAGATTTTGCGCGCGGTGTTTCTGCCGGTACGATTGATGATGAGCTACGGGAAAAGTCGGTTTTAAATACGCAAACAGAGCAGATAAAAAGCACAATGGAACCGCTGATAAGCTCACGTGCCGGAAGTTATGGCGATTTTTTAACAACTGTTGCAGAATTAAAAAATGCGGTTAATACAATGTTTGATAAGAGTTCAAGCGCCGTTAACAAAGGACTTAATACCGCGCGCTTTACGTTGAACTTAATGCGCTATCCATCGCGGGTGGTAATCAATGTTTCAGAAAAAATCAAAGGATATTCAGCGTTAATTGCTACGCTGATAAATCAATTCAAGCATGATCCGTTCGGTACGCGTAATATTGCAAATGCTATTATAACAGCGCGTCTATCATTAAGTGCTGCGGCTGCTTCCCTTGCTTCCGGTGTTGCGTTACAGATTGCTGAAGGTGCAGCGCAAAAAGATAAGGCTGCTATTCAGATTTCGAGGGAAGAGGCGGTATATGCAGCGGAAGCGATTATCAATCTTTTTGAGTTGATAAAAAATTTTGATGATATAAAAGTTAAGTCGAATACGTTTGTTGATGTAAATAACGAAACTGCTTTTTTATTATCCGATATTGTTTATAAAAGTGCAGCGCTTATTATCAATAGTTCGTTTGCGCTTCCGATGCGCCGTACTATTGTGCTTGACCGAGATCGGCAGCTTATAGAGTTGAGCGTCGAATTATACGGTTCCGTTGATTATATGGATGAGCTTATTTTTGAAAACAAGCTCACGGCTGACGAAATTATTTTATTGCCGATGGGCAAGGAGATTACCTATTATGTCAAAAGTGCATAAGGTGGTTTCAGGCGATACGCTTGGTGCAATCGCAATAAAATATTTAGGATCGTTCAATAAATGGCATGATATTGTATTGGCTAATCCGCAACTTACGGGAAGAAAAACGGCTATAGACGGTTCTCCGCTCATTTTTCCTGGCGACATATTGGTTATCCCTGTAAAAGAAAAAATGCCGGCAGGCGTTACAACAACGGTTGAGGTTGCTGATGGCGAACAGGATGTTGCGATTGTTATTGGGGGCAAAAAGTTCGTTGGTTTTACCGGCTATGAATTAAATTTGTCGTTTGACTCACTTGACACCTTTTCTTTTTCTGCGCCGTATGATAATTCCTTGAAAGATTTGCAGGAAGCGATTGAGCCGTTTAGTTTTAAATCATGTGAGATTTATTATCAGGGTACGCTTGTCTTTAACGGTAGGCTCTTAACGCCTGATCCGAAGCTGGAAGATGTTTCGTCAGAAATAACGCTGCAGGGCTATCCGCTGTGCGGCGTATTGAACGATTGTAATGTACCTCCTGCGAAATATCCGGCGCAATATAAAGGGCTGACGGTAAAACAGATTGCCGACGAATTGGCGCAAGCGTATAGCGTTGAAGTCGGAATACAAGGAAATGCAGGAGCTTCTTTTGAAAAGGTTACCTGTGAACCGTCTGAAAGTATTTTGTCCTTTTTAACGAAACTCTTAAAACAACGGGATTTGCTTTTTACCAATGATGAAAAAGGAAATTTGCTTTTCTTTACTGCAAAAGAGCAAAAGGCCGCTATATCATTTATTGAAGGGGAAGCGCCGCTTTTATCAATAACACCGAGGTTTAATGCGCAAAACTTTTATAGTCATCTTACCGGCTTTACTAAAACTGATAAAGAAAATGACAGTCTTTCGTACACGTTTAAAAATAAGTATTTACTCAATAAGGGGGTTATGCGTTATAAATCAATGATAGTTGACGATGCAAAAACGCAGAGCGATTTAGAAAAAGCAGTAAATACGCAGGCTGGAAAGATGTTTGCCGATTGTGTTTCGTATGAATTAACTTGTGAAGGACATATTTTAATCGATAATCGGTTGTGTAAAAAAGGATTGTGTGTTTGTGCAAAGGCGCCGAAGGCGATGATACGCCGGGAAACAAATTTTATCGCACGTAATATAAAAATGATACGAACCGGAGATCAAAAAACAACGCAGTTCTCTTTAGTCTTGCCCGGCTGTTATACCGGAAAAATTCCGGAGGTGATGCCGTGGGAATAATCGGCAAGGTGTTAAAGGCTGCCAGCGATACGTTTACCGCTCTTACTGTCGAAACGCGGAAAGGTTTTAGCGAAGAACCGCTTTTATATTCTGCGGCCGGTGATGATTCTGTTCCATACAAAGGCGATAGGGTTTTGTTGGTACAAGCCGGAGGCACCGGTGAACAGGTGGTTGCTGGTGTTCTGAATAAATCACAGGGAGCAAAGAGCGGGGAAAGAATTTTATTTGCCCGTGATAAAAATGGAAAAATTGTTGCAATAATTAAAATGCTTAATTCCGGTAATATCGAAATTGAAACAGATGGCGATTGCAAGATAAAAACGAAAGGAAAGATAGAAGTCAACGGCAGTGATTACGGCGGGCTTATTAAAATTGAAGAACTGAAAATGCAGCTCAAAAAAAATACGGCAATTCTTAACGGACTGCTCGGAGTGTTGAAAGCCCCTGTTACAGAACCGGGAAATGGCAGCCCGTCTGCATTTCAGGCAGCGCTGCTGAGCGCAATTGGAACAATGCAGACGGGGGATTTTTCAAATATTGAAAATAAGAAAGTGGTACACGGGGGCGGTTAGTGGGCGATTTTGCAGGCGATGTTCTTTTAATTGAAACGCCGGACGGGGGCGATATTGTGCTTGAAGGCGGTCTTGTAAAACCGTGCAAAGACTTTTCAACGGCTGTCTATCTGTCACTTTTCGGCGGTAACAAAGATGATGCCGGTACGGTTAAAAACCGATGTACGTGGTGGGCAAATGCGCTTAAAGAAACACCGGAAAGTGAAAAGATGGTTTCGCGGTTTCAGGCGGTGATTGCTGGGTTGCCTTTGAGCGTTAAAAATATACGGAAAGCAGAAACGGCGGCCGTGCTTGATTTGGAATGGTTAAAGAGCGATGGTGTGGCGGATGAAATCATTGCCGATGGAAAAACAAAAGGAAAGAATACATTTGTGTTAGGCGTTGAAGTAAAGAGTAAAGGGCAACAGCTCTATCAAAAAGAGTTTGCCTTATTGTGGGGGCATGGAATAGATGGCGTATAAGAACAAAACGATTGAAGAAGTACAGCAGCTTTTAATCCGCTCTTTTGAGCATGAATTTAATACGCAATTACGGATTCTGCCTAAATCTTTTATTAAGATTTTATGTAAAGTGTTCGCAGGTGTTTTTATCATTGTATATAAATTAGTCGGTTGGTATTTTTTACAAATGTTTCCGGAAACGGCTGATTGGGAAGAAGTTACGATTTTAGGAGTACGGCTCAGGCCGCTTGTTAAGTTAGGTGTTTTGTTCGGTGTCGGTGAGCCGCTGGCGGGTGTGCAGTGGCGGGGTATAATAACTATTGATGTTTTAACGCAGGGAAGTGTTCTATATTCCGGTACGCAGTTAAAAAGCAATGTAACAGGAAAACTCTATATAGTGGAAGAAACAAAAACTCTATTGCAGACAAAAGAAAATGTTTCAATTGTTTGCACAGAAATAGGAACGGCTGGAAATCTTGAACAAAATGACACGCTTAACTTTGTTAATCCGTATGGCTTTATAAAAACGGAAGCGGTTGTTTCAGATGTTGCAAGAGTCGGGTTAGATAACGAACTTGAATCAAGTTACCGCAACAGAGTTATTAACCGGTTTCGATTACAGCCGCAAGGCGGCGCGTTAGCGGATTACCG